ATCGCCTTGTTGGCGACGCCAACTAGCGGGTTCGCAACGGCGTTTCCGTTCGTGGTCTTGATCATCAACCCGCGCGTCAGCTCATCTCTCTTCGCCATCTCGGCGATGGCGCGCTCGGCCCGCACCCAACGGGAATAGACCTGGCAGTAGGCGGCAAGCGCTGACCGATCGATCTCTGCCAGGCAGCCTAGAGCGTAGAGCTGCTCGGAGACCCGCTCCCATTCGACCTTGGCCTCGTCATCGAGATGCAGCGGTGGGCTTGGGAGTGCCGGCTCAGGCCTCGGCTCGTTCTCGTTGAGGGCCCGCTTGCCCGGATTGCCCGCGACCAGCTTCAGATGCGTGGGCTTTGGCTTGCGGCCTCGCGGGGCCATTCTGCTTAACCTCGTTAGTTTGTCTTGCGCTTGACCCGCATGGCCTCGTCCGAGCTCGCCTTTGCGTTCTCGCTGGGTCGTGGCGCGCCGAGGTAGGAGTCTGCTGCTAGAGCAGCTTTAGCTGCTCCTCACTCACGTCGAGACAGCGCTTGAGGCAGTTCCGAATCGCGTTCGCGAGATCGCGGCGAAGTTCGCCCTTAAGGGTGATCTGCTTCGCCAAAGCGCGCTGCAAAAACTCTGCAAGACTCGATTCAACGGGCGGGGCCAGGAGCAACCACGTATCCTTCGGGAAGAAATCACCCTTGCCGCCTGAGATATGGAAATAGCCATGCTCGTGATGGCAGCCTGGATTGAAACTCCGCTTGTGTGGTTGAGAAGTAGCTATGACTGCGAGAAGATTGCTCCCCGCCTTAGCACCCAGCACCACGAAATATTTGTCGGCCTTGGCGCCATCCGCAAACTCGTATTCCTCCCAATGAAAAACGCACCCGACTTTAAGTTCGGGTGTCGACATTTAGAGCCCGGAAAGAAGCAATTCTCGGTACCGACGCTCATCTTCATCAATCGTCGGCGTCTCATGCATGATCGGCTCCGATTCGAGAGCAGATTCATACGGAATGGGTTGCTTATCTCCCTCGCCATTTCTGAAAACGCGACTCCAGGGTAGCCGTGCACGATGCGAAAACTCCGACATGTCATCGGCGCGAAGCTCCTTAAAAAATTCAGACAAGCGTTCCATGATCGTGAGTTCGCGCTTGGTGAATATCGACTTGTCGAAGGGACGCTTGGGTTTAAACAGCCTCTTCTTGAATTGGCGTCCTTCCGCCTTCCAATCCCCATCATCGATCGTCCGAAAAGCCAAACTAGGGGGCGTGCCATCATCCTCAATAATGGCGACAGCCTGTCGCATATCCGCTGCCCCTCCAGCCCCAATCTCAATCCAGAGATCATCCGGGACTGGCCCCATGCGCCATGCACTGTAGCGCAGTCCGGTTACGGGACGACCGGTTTGTCGGAAGTGCTCAAAATCCAGAAAGTTTAGGAGCTTAAAGAGCTTGAGGGTGTGGCAATGCTTAGTCGAGCGCACAAAATAGATTATTGCGCTGATCAGCTTTTCCCGCTCTCTCGAAACTAGCATTGCACGAGGGTCGTTTGATGGTGTTGCCAGTTCGTTACCGGGCGCGCGTATTAATACCAGAAAAGAACGTGTTCAAAAGGCCACAGTTCAATCATTTTTCGTTGAAATCGGCTAACGCCGCTCGCAGCGTGAAGCACCGTCCAAGCCTCCAACCGCTCAACAATATCGGTGACTTTCCCCGACCGGGGAGTGATCCCGGCTGCCATCGCTGGCTTCATTCGAAGCCTGCTCGATGTTATGGCCCGCGGATTCGAGCGTCGCTGTCTCGCCCGTGAAGTCCTGCCAGCGCTTCACCGCCACATCGACATAGGCCGGGTGGATCTCGATCGCGTGGGCTTAGGCTTGCGACCTCGCGGGCCATGGCCAGTCTCCAACATTCCGTCACAGCCGTTGTTCCAGAGTCAGCTCCAAAGCGGACCTCGTGTACACGTCGCCGTTCTTCGTAGATTGACCCCAATTCGGACATTCAGGATACAGAAGCTAACCATCAAAAAGCAGGCCCACGCTCGATCTGCCCGAGGTCTTCTTGATACCGGCAATCAATGCGCGATTCCGGGGACTTGCTAGCGGCCAACTTCCCGAATGACGTACATGCTCTCGCCTTGAAATGGTGTTGTAATCTCGACCGCAAGGGGCAAGCGGCCGAATCAGCAAATGGAAAACATCGTCGCGATTCAGCGCTGGCTGTATAGCGGTATGGCAAGCGGCCTTGGCGATGTCGCGGGCGGTAACACCTACGCCATTGTCGCCGCTATGGCTGCAGCCGTTCTATTTGGTGCCGTCCATGCCCTGATGCCGGGTCACGGCAAGACCGTCCTCGTTTCCTACCACCTCGGCCAATCTGCTAAGCTCCGTGAGGGCGTCGCCAATGGCGCAATCCTCGCCTTGACCCACGTGGGGCTCGCCGTAGTCCTGGTCCTTGCGGGTTTCGCCGTTATCAGTAGGGCATTCGCGTATGGTGGGCGCACGCCGCAATTCGAGACTGCAAGTGGCGTTCTGATCGCGCTCATCGGCATCTTCCTGCTGTGGCGCTCGCTGCGAAGCGATCACCATGCGCACCCGAAAGACGGGAAGACACTTGCACTCGTGGCCGGAATGATCCCGTGCCCGCTGACCACTTTCATCATGAGCTACGCGCTTGCGCGCGGGATGTTCGCGGCCGGACTCGCGGTGACTGCAGCCATGACGGTGGGCATGATCGCCACTATCGGCGGTATTGCGCTCGCTGCTGCCTTTGCGCGCGACCGGTTTATGGGGCTGCTCGCGCGGACCGAAAGCTGGCGCTATCGCGTGGGAACGACATTGGAAGTGGGCGGCTCAGTGATGGTGCTGGCGTTTGGCCTCTGGATGGTGCTTAGGTCGCTCGCGACCTGACGCCGTTGCCAACTCTACGTGGAGGCTCTGCAAGGCGGGCAGATGCCCTCGCGCGTGTTGCTTAACGCCATCGACGACCTTGCGAGCATCAGCCAGCGAGAGCGCCGGATCGACGGCCAAGGTCATCTCGCCGTATAGGCGGTGGCCGAACCACCGCGCGCGAATCTGTTCGACGTTCACCACGCCATCTGCATGCTCCGCGGCATGGCGCAACGCACCAATCGTGCGAGGTTCGACGCCATCGAGCATTCTCGTCAGCACGGCCTTACCCGACTGCCACACGATCATAAAGATCACGCCCGTAATAATGAGACCGATGATGGGATCGGCGAGGGTAAATCCCACCCACACGCCAAACGCGCCAAGGACCACCGCCAGGCTGGTCAGCCCGTCGGTCCGGGCATGGTAGCCATCGGCGATCAGTGCCGCACTGTTGATCTCGCGGCCAACACGGATACGAAATACCGCCACAGCCTCGTTGCCCAAGAAACCAATCAGACCAGCGGCTGCAAGCCAGCCGAGCTGCACGACAGGGCGAGGATGGAACAGCCGGTCGATTGCCTCATATCCGGCCACCAGCGCACTGAACAGGATGATCAGGACGATGATGATGCCAGCGAAATCCTCCACCCTGCCGTAGCCATAGGTGAAGGTGTCCGTCGGCTTCCAACGAGCCAATAGGAAAGCAATCCAAAGCGGTATCGCGGTGCCCGCGTCGCCGATATTGTGGATAGTGTCGGCGAGAAGCGCCACGCTGTCCGAGACGAATACGACGACAAGCTGCAAAGCCGCCGTGGCCGCAAGGATCAAGAACGACCACTTGATCGCCCAAATGCCCCGCGCGGTGGTGGCTATGGTGGGGTCAATGACGCCGTGAATATGGCCGTGCGCATGATCGTGGACCCCATGACCATGCAGGTCATGCCCGAGGGATCCGAAGCCTAACCAGTTTAGAACCCTCGTAATCATCCACGGCCTCGTCACAGATATCTGCTCAGGGCCTTGAACTCCCTTATCGAATTCCGACCTACGCGCGGATTTGTTCTCGCGGAGTGTTCCAAGCAATGGTCAATGTGATCGTGAACCAAAGTTCTCTTGGCTTGGGCGATAGCCTTTTCAACCGCATGAAGCTGTTGGGCGATATCCACGCAGGGCCGCTGCTTCTCAATCATGGCGACTACAGACCGAAGATGGCCCTCGATCCGTCTGAGACGCTTCACAATTGCGGGATGGCTCTGATGTAGATTAGAAGGTGCTGCCATTGGCCAAAACTGCCGTATCCTCCCGGGGAGGATACTATCATTATTTCCCGAGCGACGTACCGTCTAGTTTCGGAGGACCCCCCGCTAGTCACCGCGGCCGATTATGGTACCTCCGCGACATGCGCCGCTTCAGCCAATTCGTCCGCAATACCTTCCAAAAGAGACATTCGGGCTGCAACGACTGAAACCGCGTTCGTGGATTATTGATGTAATGCCGCCGCCCATCTCACCGCAGCAAGAGGCCGACTGTGTTATGCAGCTGCATTTGTCTTTGAAACCATCTCATCGAAACTCTGTCCCGAGGCCTGAAGCTTGCCGGTTTCACCCGTAAAGTCCTGCCAGCGCTTCACCGCCACATCGACGTAGGCCGGATCGATTTCGATGGCGTGGCACGCGCGTCCAATCATCTCGGCGGCGATGATCGTGGTGCCCGAGCCTACGAAGGGGTCATAGACCGCTTGGCCTGGAGATGAGTTGTTCTCGATCGGGCGCCTCATGCACTCGACCGGCTTCTGCGTGCCGTGGCCGTGACCGGAATCATCGCGGGCCGGGATCATCCACAGCGTCGACTGGGATCTTCCCCCTGACCAGTGACCCTTGCCGCCTTCGCGGACTGCGTAGTAGCAAGGCTCGTGCTGCCAGTGGTAATCGCCGCGGCCGAGTGCAAAGCGGTCCTTTCCCCAAATGATCTGGGCCCGCAGCGCAAATCCGCAGGCCTCGAGGCTTGCCGCCACCACGCTCGCGAACCGGCCGGCATGCCAGACATAGGCGACGTCGCCAGGGAACAGAGCCCAGGCCGCCCGCCAGTCGGCGCGGTCGTCGTTGTCAACCTTGCCGAGCTTGCGCTTGTTGCGATTGACGCCGGCGCGTGCTCGCCAAGAGGGGTCATAGGCCACTCCATAAGGCTGGTCTGTGGTCATCAGATACGGCTTCACGCCGTTGAGACAGGTCTCGACCACGCTCGGGTCAGTGCAGTCGCCGCAGACCAATCGGTGCCGGCCGAGCAACCAAACATCCCCTGCTTTCGAGACTGGCCGCTCCGGCAGATCGGGAACCTGGTCGGGATCGGTGAGACCTGCGTTGGTCCTGGCCGAGAGTGCCGCAAGCTCCTCTTCCGAGAAGCCGATCAGCGAGAGGTCGAAGCCGCCAGCGAGTTCCTGCAGCTCTGACGCCAGCAGCTTACGGTCCCAGCCGGCATTCTCGGCGAGCTTGTTGTCGGCGATCACGTAGGCGCGGATCTGCGCCTCGCTCCAGCGACGAGCCACCATCACTGGGACTTCTTCAAGTCCCAATTTGCGCGCGGCAAGCACCCGCGCATGGCCGGCGATGATCGTGCCGTCCTTGGCGATCAGAACCGGGTTAGTAAAGCCCCACTCGACAATCGAGCGCGCCACCTGCTCGATCTGCTCGTCGCTATGAGTGCGACTGTTTCGAGCAAAAGGCACGAGAGCTGACACGGCCTTGCGCTCGACCTTGTCGGCCGGCCATTCGGGCATGCTAACCCCCTGTGCCAATTTCGCGGTTCTTCGTGCGAACTACGCCCCGCCGGCTCCGCCGATCGGCGCTAAAGATCGACCCACCCCTCCCGGTCGCAAGGTCGAGCGGCTAACTCGATTGTTGGTCTATCGGCCAACCATCAGCACCGACCGGTACGAAGCGACTGCGCTCATGCGACTGCTTCACTTTGTTGTGGCACGTCACGCACAACGACTGCAGGTTCGCGGGATCAAAGAACAGAGCGCGGTTTCCTCGGTGCGCCTTGATGTGGTCGACGTGGCTCGCTCCGACCTGCTCGCCTCTCGCCGCATGCATTCGACACCAGGGCTCGCGCCTTAGCTGCTCGGCCCGGATCTTCCGCCATGCAGGCGTGCGGTAGAGCATTCGCCACGGCTTTTCGACCCGGCGCTTCGCATCGTAACGACGGTCGCGCTGGCGCTTTGTGCTGCAGGCGTACATCCGAAGCTGCGGGACTGTTCTCAGAGTGGAAGATCGGCGATTTCCGATCATCGCGCCGCAGGCGCGTCTCTCCGAGGCTAGCGACGAACCTAGCGACAGCGGGCCGATTTGTCCGCTGGAAAAATGTGCGCGCACATTTTTCTCTCCGCTTCGCTCCTGGCGGCACGAGTGACCTCGATGACTTGCCGGCGCGAGCGTCGCCCTGATGTCTCATGGCCATTGAGCTTCCAGGCGATGACGCACAGCGCATAAAGCCAATGTTGGTGAGCAGCAGTGCGCCCGAGACCAACCTTCCAACAGATTGATTTCCAGCGCTCGCCGCTCGCGCGCAGCCACACGATCTTGGCATCGATCGGCTCGAGCCAGGCAAGCCAGCCCAGTGCTTCCTCCATCCGGCTGATCGCATGGGGGCTAGGACGGGGGCGGCTCAGCACCTTCGGCTCCTGCTCAACGCGGTCGGCAAAGTCGTGGATGACCTTCGGCCAGGTGCTGAAATAGCCTTGCACCTTGACCTCGGGCAGACGCTTCATCACGTCCGCAGCCTCCACGAACCTCTCCTCGACCAGCGATGGCGTCCAGCGCAGCTCAGCCATTGTTGGTCTCCTTGGACTTCCTGCCATAGAGCTTCTCGCCAAGCTGGCGGACGAGCTCGCGCTCGGGCCAGGTGAGCCGCTGATCGTCGACGGAGATCGCGAGCAGACCCAGCTCGCGCCAGCCATCGCGCTTGATCTCCTCGGGCGAGCGCCGGTTGCCGCGGTTCCACTTCATTGCGTCACCTCCGGCAGAAGCGCGGCATAGCCGATGACGTCGGCCGTGCTGTCGCGGTGCGTCGGATCATGCGCAAGCCGAGCAAGCTTAACGTCGATCATGCAGAGCACGACTTGTGCGGGCGTAACCGGAAGCCCAAGCGTCAGCGACCAGCGCGTCGCGATCGAAGCCATCAAAGCCGCCGCATCGCCATAGGCAGCGCCTCTTTCCGCGATGATCCGGCTTGCGTGCGCGAGCATCTCGTCGCGGGTCATACGCTTGCCTCCTCGCCACCCTCGTTGCGGGCAGTACTCGTGGATGCCGTGAGATCCACGACCGCGCCGATGATCGAGGCGGGCTCGTGATCACCCAGCCGGCCCATGCTGCTTGTGAGATCGCGCGGATCCACTCCGTGCTGGATGAGGCAGGAGACGACCACGCAGGCATCGGCCAGGAGCGCATCGAGTGCCGAGCCGCTGCGAGCACCATGGGTGAACACCTCTCCTGGCCTGCCATCGGGATAGAACCCGATCGTGACCATGAAGCGCTTGCCGTCGTGCTCGAGCGTGATGGTCTCAGCAGTGCGGCGATCTGGGAGTCTCACCCGCGTCATCGCACGCCTCCGTCCGTCTCGATGACCCAGAGCAGGATGGCGATCGCGTCAGCCTCGTTGTCGTCGGCAGGATTGAACCCACGCGCGCGGACTGCAGCGATCACCGTTTGCTTATCTGCGTTGCCCTTACCGGCGATGAAGCGCTTGATGGTGCCGACCGGCACGCCCTGATAGGCGATGCCGTTCTGCTCGCACCAGGCAGTGACTGTTGCGAGCAAACCGCCATGGACATGCGCGGCGTCGGTGCTCAGGTGTCGGCGCACTTCCTCGTAATGAACCACGCCAATGCCACCAGCATCTTTCTCCACGCTCTCGAGCCAGCCGCGGAACCTCAGATAGCGAATTCCGCCGCCGTCGTAGCGGCTCGGGCGGAACGACACCGTACCGCTGACGATCTGACCGTCTGCAGAACGCAAAGCCCACCCAGTGCTTGTGCCGACATCGAGGCACAGCAGCGAGGTTATCGGGTCAGAACGGGATCTCATCCCCGCGCTCCCAATCAATCGGATTGCTGTGGCGGACCGCGGCGATGGTTGCGCCCGGGAATGTCTGCTTGACGCCGAGCACACCGTCGCCTAGCGCCTCGATCAGAATCGCGATCTCGGCCGTGGTGAAGACGCGCCCGTTGCGGGCAATGTGGTAGGCTTCCGCATCTGTCCGCACGAGCGACACGACCTCGCCCGTCTTGGGCAGCACACATTCCCAGACTTGAGGCGAAAGCGGATTCTCGCCCGCTTCGGTCGCCGCCCTGTTGAGCGTCTCCCAGGCGCGCGTCATGCCGTCGACCTGCGCCTTGACGTAGCTCTCCTCGCCCGAGGAGATCGCTGCATCGAGCCTGTCTTTCTGCTCGTCGAACTTGGCGCGCAGGAAGGAGGACACGATCAGGCGCAAGCGCCCGACGCCCCATTTCTGCTCCATGGCATGAGCGACCAGGTCGAGGCCTTCGACCATGGCCTGGATGCGATAGGCGGCCGGCGCCATCGCCTCAGCCGCGGCGCCGAGCGCCTGCCTCGAGGGACGCCTCATGGCCGCACCTCGAGCCCAGCTCGAAAGAACTTCGCAGCGCGCTCAAGCGCTGCGAAAGTTCTTAGGGGGTATGGGGGAGACTCTCCTTCGCAAACCTTCGCAAGGAAAATCAGCAGCTTAGGTTGTAACTTTCGCAACTTTCGCAGACTCCTTCGCATAACGATTTCAATGGGTTGGCTTGGAACTTTCGCAACTTTCGCAGCCGGTTGTGGTCTTCGTTCCTGTGTCCTGATGCGGGTCTGCGTCATGCATTTGCTCCCGTGAGTTCGTCCATGCGTCGCGTGACCTTGAGTCCCCGCACATTGCCGTGACGGTCATGCATCTCGACTCGGACGTGACCGCTGTCGGTGAGCGCGAGATAGGCCCGCTCCACGAGGCCGCGCGGGATCCCAATGCGGCGGGGCAGATGCATCAGCACATACCGTCTGGTTGCCTGCGGCGCGTCGCTGTAGGGCTGGCCTTCTTCCCAAGCACGGCGAATCTCTTCGAGCACGCGGCGGCGAACGTCTTCGTCGTCTTGCTGGGAGGCTGCCTCGACTCGCACCAGCACGCTGTCGGTCCAGCGGACGGTCAGCGCCTCACCGGCGCGCGCATAGTTCGCCTTCTTGCGGGTGAGCACCCGGATATCGGGGTCAACTTCTTCGCCATCCTCGGCCTTGGGCTGCGCCAAGTAGAGGCGGGAACGCACGGTGTTGTTCCAGGCGGTCGAACCGCTCGAGCCTGAGCCGGTTGCCATGCCGCTGAGGGAAGGGTGCGCACAGAGAAAAACCGCACCTTCGATCTCGCGGGCGATCCGTCCGCAGGCATTGGCGATGAATTGGCGCACTTGGTTCCGCACATTCTCATTGCCGCCGAATAGATCTGCTGCGGTGTCGAGAACCACGAAGCGCGCGCCAAACTGGCGGATCTCATCGAGCAGCATGGCAAAGAACGCGGTCAGATTGCCGTTGGCGATATCCCGGCCGTCGAAAGTCATCAGCAGATTGTCGAAGCCGACGCTTGGCCAGAATCTGAGATCCCCGAGCTCCTTGTAATCGAGCCAATAAGCGAGGTTGATGCGCTCCTGATTGATGTGGATGTCGTCCTCGTGGTCTTCGCAGAGGAGGCCGAAGGCGCGGAGCTTTCTTACCGGCTGCCCGAGCCAGTCACGTCCGGTCGCGACACTGGTAAGCAGCTGTTGCGCGAGAAGCGTCTTGCCGAGACCGCCATCGCCATAGAGCGCCGTCACGTAGTTCATCGGAACCCATTGGTCGACGACCCATTGGCGCTGCGGGATTGGCTTTCCGGCCCAGCTACGCGGATCGATGATCGGCGGTCGGGGCGGCTCCTCGGCGGCTGCAATCAGAGTAGCTGGGTTTGGGATGTTCCACTTCCGTCGCCCACCCGCGATCATCTGCGTCACTTCGCGGCGTGTGTCGGCATGGGTATAGCCGGGCAGCGTCAACGCCTCGGCGGCAGTCAAGATCTCCGCGTCAGACCAGCCGCGGGCGATCCAGTGGCCGGTGAGGCGGACGAGATTGTCGTGCCAATGGTCGCCGGCGCGGATGCGCTCGATGCAGGCGTCGACCGAGAGGTCCGAGGTGCCGATCTGCAGCGTCGGCGCAGCTGGGCGGCTCGGAGCAACTGATGCCTGCATCGGCGGGAATGCACGTGCGATCTGCTCCGCCAGATAGGTCTTGGGGCGCCCGTCATCGAAGTCGAGGAACTCGGTGCGCTCGATGATGCGTCCCTCCTTGACCGGCCAGGCGATCGACCCGCCAAGACGAAGTACGCGGCTCGGATTTACGACCGTGGGATCGCCCTCAAGCGCCGTGGCCAACGCCAGATTCTGCAGGCGGCACGCCTCGGCGTCGCGCACCGGCTCCTTCAGGCGCCACAGCATTTGCGCGCGGAGGTGCGGATGCCGCCCCGTCACCACGACGCCGGTCGGCGGACAGCCCCGGTTGCGGTAATTGATCGAGGCGGTGGCGATGACGTCG